CCACTCCCTGCTTACAAGGAAGATGATGGCATAGAAGACATTCCGTTTTGATGGATAACTTTATAGTTAAAGGATGGCTCGCTAAGTACCGATATGGGTACTTGCGGCTAGTAGATGAACCGAAGGTCTGGGGTGTTCTCACCCCGACTAGCAGGTTTGTAAAGGCAAGAGATCAACATGAGGGCGGGGCGTTAGCTGAAGCCCGGACATTGAAAGGAGCAGGGGCATGATGGACAAGGACGAGTTTACAAAATTATATTCTAGTTGGTTCGCTATGCATCCGTTCAAGAAACGGGATTGGCCTGAGTTGGGTAAGGTTCACTATGAGGCTTTTGGTAGGGAGAATCAGACAATGATGCGCGAAGCCTTGGGTATGTTAATCGAGGAGCTGGATGGGTGGCCGTCGCCTAAACAGATTAGAGGCAAGCTTAATTTTTTAAGTGCTAAGAAAACGGAGGATGGTCCCCGTATCAGGGACACGGCAGCCAATGAACAGATAGCGTCTAGGCTTTTAGAACACAAGCTAGGCATTGAGTACAACGGTGAAAAAACACCTCGCCCAGATGGCGTTCAAAGATGGCACGAGGAAATTGTGGACGACGTTATCAACTCAGGTCTACCAAATCATCACATGCAGGGTGCATATTCAGAAGTTGGGTTGAGAGTAGTAAGGAACCAAGGTTGAAAGAATCAGTAGAAGAATGGATGCTGCGTACAGGCAACAAGCCCACGCAGTTAAGTTACTGCACAGTAGCGGGAAAGGTAATCATCCAATGCCCACGCTGCCACAAGAGAGGGTCAGCAGGCGATAGAGAAAGCAGTAGCTTTCCTGTCAGTAAACAGCAAATGATCTGGTGCTACGAGTGCATGGATAGAGGAAACCAAAGCAATGGATAATTTTTTTAGAGCTATACGGGCGCAGGCGGATCTGAGAGAAACATACATACACGAAAGGCTGCTAAAGGTTCAGCACCCCAGCTTCCCCATCAAAAGAAAACGCGAGATATACGACCTGCAAAGGTCTGGGCTTGGTGTAACTGAGATCGCCAATAACTTAGGCGTTGAGAGGTCAGAAATTCACCGGCTACTAGGCCGTACAAGCTGGCCTCACCCCGCAACATTAACCTAGGTGTTTCACATGGAACAATCAGAAAGCATTCCAGACTTATTAACTCAGATTCAAGGTTGGCATTTTGACCGTAACCTAGTAGCTGGATCAACAGACAAAGACCAACTGGCTAAGTTGATTCAAGAAGTAGGCGAGTTATCAGATAACATTTGCAAAGGGCAAGACGTTTCGGATGACATAGGAGACATCATTGTGGTGTTGGTCAATATTGCTTTAAGGAACCAAGTGTCAATTAGGTACTGTATGAACCGAGCATGGAATGACATAAAGGATAGGAAAGGCGTGATGGTTGACGGCGTTTTTGTTAAAGAGTCAGACTCAAGGCTATCTATTGGTTAGCCAAGCTAGTAACCCACCCACAACTGCTGGCACCAAGAAGACACAGACTAAAGCAATCAATGCAACTTGCCTTACCTGTGTCCTAAACTTTTTCTTTTTGGCTTCTTCTTCTTTTAGGAATGCTTGGCGGTTCTTCCTTGCCTCAGCAGTCTTAGCCTGAATCTCATTCCATAGATCCATCCGGTGAGTTGCTTCAAAGACTTGACGGATAGCTGCCCTGCTCTGGCGCAATTGCTCCTCAGCCATGACAATTTTCATGGACTCTGCTTCAGATAAATTCTTGGAATTCTTTGCACGCTGCAAGTCGAATTCGCTAGTTCCTAGCTTGGATATATACCCGCCGAGATCTTCTATATTTTTACAGGCACCAGCCGCCATTTCCAATGCCTTGCAAGCCGTAGTTACCGCAGCCACGGCTTCGAGGATCAGGGGGTCAGTACACCCAGAGGACGGGGATAGTAGTGCGCGTATCTACATGCACAAACCCTTTAGCAACACCAATGCCACTAAAGCCTAAGTCCATTGCCTTCTGCACTATGTCCATGCGCTGAACCCCACCAGTTACTTTTATATCAGCAGCTATGCCTTGCGTATGAGTGCCGGGGATTCCTTTCTTAACTTCTATGCTATGGGTGGGGGAGCGGTAGCCAGAGGTTACAATGAAAGGCCAACCACAAGCTGCACGCAACTCATCTAGTTTGCGGATAAACTCAGGGTCCATCTCATTCTCGCCGGTCTCTTGGCAATTGAAGTCTTCGGTCTTGAAGTACAAGTATTCCATCTTATTTCCGCGTCTTCTCAAATGAGCGCATAGCGCCAAGACCTAACATCCCCATCAAAACAGGCATCATAGTTTCTAATGGCACTAGCGGTATAACAACATCATAATCTGCAAGGGCTAATACAAAGTTAGCGAACGGGATTGTTATGAAGTTACCAAACATGCCCAGCCCGCATGTCCACCCGATAAAGGGTCGCCACCCGGACACAAACAGATTAGAACTAGCCGCCTCAACCTTGTTAATTTCCATCTGACCTTTGGCTAACTCAAGAGCGTGCTTCTCAGACATGGTGGCAATCTCATGCGCCAACGCATTCTTCTGATCTTTGTCCTCGAAGAACTTATCAAGCAGCCCGGTAACAGGACCAACTAAGCTGGCAACAATACTCACTTGTCTGCCTTGTTATCTAGCTTGTCTAAGATCCTTGTGAACATATCCCTTAGTTCGTCCATGTCCATGCGGTAGTCATCTCGGCGCACATAAGTTTCCGTTGATCTACGCTCTGCGTCGTACATCTCTTTCCTTGTGTCTTGCAACATGTCCCAGAATACTTTCATAAAGAAACTCGCTAATAGCATGAAGCCGCCAAGAACTACGTCGAAGGCTGTCTGCATTTCCATTAACCACCATAACCTTTCATCGGCTTGCTTTTACGCTTCATAATCTCGTCGTACAGATTCTTCTTTTTCTTCTTACCCTTAGATCCATATTTCATTTTTTAGCCCTCTTCCTTTCTGCTGCCTTCAGCTTTTTAACTAACTGTTCTTTATGAAACAAACGCTCGCTTGACTCAGAATGTTTAGCGCCAGTGTGCAAAGAACCGTCAGGCATTTTGTGCGTAGCACCTTTGTACTCTTCACCGCTCTTCAAGTAATGACTTACACCCTTAGCCATCTTTAACGCCTCGCCGTCTTAGCTGCATCCTTGAATGCCTTGGCTGTGGGGCTGCCCGCAGTACCCGGCTTACGCATACGCTCATCAGATCCACCAGCTATGCGCTTCCGTTTAGCTTGGATGTTTGCGTACAATCCTTTCTTTGGCTTTCTCATTACCACTTTTCCTTATTAGCCCAGTACGCCGCAGACATCTTGCCCTTAGCAATGTTCTTGGCGTGTCTGGCTTTGAATGATGCTCGACGCTTCTTTGCTGCCTCTGACTCCCCCTCACTAGGACGGGAGCCGCTCACACCCTGCTGACCAAAGCGTATAACCTTGGTCTTGTCACCCTGTTTAGCCACAACAACGTGTGACTTGGTAGCGTGCTTAGGCGTTCTCTTTGGTTTATTATAGCCAGATACACCGATGCGAGATAGAAGGCTATCGCTCACGAGGAGAGATAATCAATCCACTTGCAGCCAAGACGTACCTTGCAAGTGCCAGATCCAAAGCTACCTGTGACCACTCCCACTCTATAGTTTTGTCGTTCTGCTTCAAAACCAAAAGTCTCTATGTCAGATGAGAATGTATCAACCGTTGTCCAGTTGGTGCCATCAACGCCAGACTGCTTCTGTACTGTAACGACAGTGCCGCCAGCAATACCAGATACGGATAGGTTAAAGTACCCTTGGGTTTTAATCACGTCGCTGAATGTATTCTCAGCGGTTATGCTTTTATTAACTACACCAGACATTATTCGTACTCCTGTTCAGTTTGTGCGGTGGCGTATGCAGCCTGAGCATCCGCCGTAAATACAGTATTAGCAATTGCTACAACATCAGCAGTCTCGCTAGACAAGTCTGCGTCTGGCATCAATACATGGCGGAAAAATGCACGCGATATTTCTGCGCCATTGTCTTTAGTTATAACTTCAGTGCGCACATGGATCGCTGGATAACCTTTAGCTAGGTTGCTTACATCAATTCTTTCGTTTGCCGTTTCTTCTGTGATAGCCATAATAGCCTCCGTTAAAGTGTTGCAATTATAAATGCAAAAAGCTGGTCATACCTTACCCCGTAACGGTCTGCTAGCTCGCTTGCAATGATCTCGTCTTCAATGCTCTCAACCACTGCTGGCGACGCAGTGTCTAGTACGTCAAAGCAGATGACCCCGTAGTCCATAGGATCTAAGCCTTCAGCCTCAAATGCCGCTATAACATCTTGAGCTATAACCCCAACATGGTGCCTAGCATTGTCTGCTTTTTTTGCAACCGCATCATTATACTTAAATCTTCTGATAAGAGACTTCAGGGATTCCGCCACCCTCAACTCAGCTTCAGACAAAGATGCCACTTGCTGTTTCTCTCTACTATCAGATGTGATAATGGTTCCATTCCCGGCGTACACGTTAGCCCACCTTGCGCCGCCACTGCCCAAGTTGATTGTGTTATCAGCGGTTGGGTAAAGTGCCGCAGCTATAGCGTTAAAGGTGCCCGGAATGGTATTGCTTGTTACTCCGGTAAACACATTACTGTATGCGTTTGGCATGCTAGCTAGAGTTACCGTATTCAAAACTCCATAGTATTTATTAAAGACTTGGTTGTTGCTTATTATTGCTTGGTCTGCGGCAGTTGTAGATATAAAGTTGACAGCCCTAGAGTTGTTGTTTCCAGAGTTAAAAACAGTGTTAAAGGTGCCATCTATCTGGTTGTTAGAAATGATAGTCTGCCTGCACCCTTGGTGCGTAGCTGAACTATTTCCAGACATATCCAGAAAGTATTGCAGTTGTGACAAGCTTACATTGTTAGTAACAGTTAACTCTTTGCAACGCCGGTTGTACTCTGCCACCGACGAGCCATTAGAGAATACAATATTGTTTGAATAACTGTTCTGGCGGCCAAAGTTATTACCATCAACAACCAGCGAACCAGAGCCATTGCCCCCAGCCGCTTCCGCATTGTAAGTAATACACTCATTAGAAAATGCGTTGGACGTAACAGCACTCCCGTCCCAGTTGTTGCCCTGAACAGTTACCGAGCCATAACAAAAAATAGTCACGCCTCTATCTGTGGCGGAGTGTGCCGCGTCACCATTTCCTAGCATGACGTTATTGTTCGTCACTATTGACTGCCCAAAGAGATGGTCGCCTGTCAGGTTGGTGTTTAAGTCACAAAACGCCCCAGCACCTTCAAACCCAGTAGCAAGTTTTTCATCGCAAGGTTTTGCTCGGAAATTGTTAGCGGTCACTGTTATGCCGGAGCAATAGAACTGGTGATACCTAATGAAAGGAGTGCCTACCCCTGAGTATGCACCAAGTTGATTAGACTGCTTAGTCACAAAAGACTCTGCTGTACAGCCCTCAACTAGAACATTATTCCATGACCAGACCCAAATCCCGTATGCATTGTGTCCATCTTTGAACACACAGCCTCTTGCCGTTATGTTCCTAGATTGTGTTGCATAAGTAGTTGCTAGGTATGGTCCGCTTGCATAAATAGAAAATATCTTGTATCCGTTATTTGGATCGCCGCCATAGTTTGTGCCGCTCTGTGCGTATGAGCCAAATGGGTGAAATAGCTTAAACTCGCAATCCTCAACCAAGAAGTCTCCGCATATTGCAGTCTGTGCTTGCCCAGCATCCGGGGCATCTATTGCGGTTATTGCTCCACAAAAAGGGTAGTAAGAACTTGAGGTATTAACGCCCGTAAATGTCATATCAAAACTAAACCCGCCAACATAGACGTTTTGGCAAGCCTTGAAACTCATGAAGGTCAACCCGCCATAGGTGGCTATGTCGTGATTAACCACCTTAATTATTGCGTTGTTGCCAACCACACTAATATCTGACTTGCCATCAAAGTCTATTATCTTGTTTCCGTAAACGCTGCTTAAAGCAGTGCCCACATAAGAAACGAGATAAGTACCACTAGGAAAATATAACTCTTGGCCGTTCGCTAATGTTGCGGCAGCGGCAGTTATTGCAGCAGTATCATCAGTAGCACCATCACCAGTTGCGCCAAAATCAAAAACATTTACCGAACCACCGGATACCATCCGGCTTGTTACTTTGGTTAACGCCATGTCCTAAACCTCGTATGTAATTGTAAAGGTCATAAGGTTAGCAAACCCAACAGAACCTGCCGTCAAGTCACCAACAGCCATATTTGTAATAGAGTTATTCATTGTGTTCGTGCCAAAGTAGCACCTTGACTGTCCAGGTTCCGCAGTAACCGCAAGGCTTTCTTTGTCTGTACCCAGATTAAATTTTTGTGCAGCAGAAGTTCTTCCCGCACCACCAAGAGTGCTATTAACTGCAAATGGAAGGCCGGTTACATAAACGGTTCCGCTAGCTGTTCCTACCGTTACCAGACTGGTATAGATAGAAGCATTGGCAACTACAAGCCTTCCAATTTTCGTGTAGCGCCCAACCCCAACAGCGGTGATTGCACCAAAGGAATTAGTAGCGGGAGTGTAAGCTGGGGTCCAAACACCCTCCTCGTAGTCATCAAGCAAGTTGCCTGACTGTCCATCCTCAAAGTAAATGCCACCATCTATAGTGACATCGTTGAATGTTGGGTTGCGACCAAATATGCCGCCCATTTGTTTAATAGTCATAATTCACCTATGTGTCTGTGGAGATGGTTTTTACTGTGCCGTCACCAAACTTAATTTTAAGATCGCCGTCAGCGGTATCGACATAAATGCTAGCGTATCCCGACAATGTATCTGGAGCTGTTATGCCATCGACTAGTTGCAGGGCATTCATTTGCGCCTTGTCATCAATTGACCGGAGCCTTGTCTCTACAGTAGTAGCCGATCCAGTTGCCGGTGTATAGCTAACTAAATTTGCAGAGGTCGCGCCTATATCTGTAACCCTAAACGCCACATACTCTATATTGGAATTCAGGGGTGGGGCTTGCGTAAATGTCAAAGACGTACCCGGTATGCTGTATGTACCGGCCTCTTGGTATACGCCATCAATAAACACCTGCACTGACTGGCCTAAACCTCCCGGAGCGGTACCTACTGTGAATACGGTTGTTGATCCATTTCCAGTAAACTGCTCACGAACAATTGTTGAAGGGGCACTAGGATCACCCGCAGCGGTTACGCTAACAGCACCTGCCCCATCAAAAGTTAAAAACGTATTGGCGCGAGTGCTTGCTATAGGCAAGATCATGTTTATAGAATCTAAGTCTGTTACGGGTTTAACAACCGCCCTATCGTTCGCGTCTGACTCTTGTTGCATGGCAAGCCAAAGCCTGTCGAAGTCTTCGTTAACCTCAACAGCCAAGAAGTCTCCGCTATTCTGATAGTCAGTGAGACGCTCTAACGCCATGTCACGAAATACAGTAATGATGTCGCCAGCAGTGGCTCCGACAATTAATGTGATACTGCCACCCGCATCATTGCCCACACCCGATACTGTGTAGTTAGCACCCTCTGCTAAAGTCGTACCATTCTGTAAAACAGCCAAGTCATTCTTGTTATACACCTCAAACGTGTATGCAAAAACAGCCTGCCCTGCTGTGGCAGTGTATTGGTTACGAGCCGTTGTGTTTGTTACTGTCATTGTGACCTACCTTTGAGGTATTGCGTTTTTTCTTCATCAACAATTGCCTGCTGCAAGCTTGCATCCTCGGCAATCAATTGGTCCTTTGCTGCGCTTCTGTATGAACGGAAAACCATGCGGATAGCTTGAGCCTTATCACCTTCTGGTCCGTTAGAATAACTGCGATACGCACTGCTATTTATTAGTTTTTGTAGCTCAGTCCTTAAAGGCTTGGCCCCTTTCAACCCATCACCAGAGGACAGCACCATATATCTGTCGTATTGCTCTGGAGTTAAATCAACACCTTCAAAATACATTCTAGGCATAGACATGGAAACTTCCTGCCTTACCATTTCTTCAGCGACCAAATCTTCTTTAACGTCCCTAGTTCTAATAGATGCCATAAAGTCTGGACCTAGCCCACCAGAGGCATAAACTATTTCGCCGAAAACATCCCTTCTTGGAGGCAAATCCCCAGAAAGGCCGGGGGTTCTAGATTTAATTCGATCCACAAGATCGTATGTGGCACTTATCTCCGGGCTAACCTGTCGTTCTATCGCACCAACAAGCGACGAGAATGGGATAATTGACCCACCCATTCTAGCCATATAATTATGAAGTTTTTGGGGTACAGGTTCGTCACCAGTAGCGGGTGCAAAAAAAGCATCCATGAACTCAAACACTCCACTTGTGTAGGTTTTGTTTGCCATGTTCTGAGATAAGGCTAAAGTTATTGCAACAGATAACTCGGCAGCATCCTGCTCTGATGAGTTATTCATAATGTAAGTTGCATCTGCGGCTAAACCTAAAAGTGAGCCAATTGGATCTAGTCTATTGTATGCATAATAGGTATCACCTATACGCATTGAATAAGGCTGCCATCCAGACTTTTCCATAAGCTTTCTAATTTTGTAATCGTCAGGTCCAGAGCCAGTAATCAACCCTGCTTGAGCAAGCATTGCTGAGCCGGTCATAACCATCGAGCCGGTAGCAATCTTCGCAAGAGCTAAATCTTTCTTTGCCCCACCCGCTGCAATGTCTGCGCGAACATTCCTAGAAATTAAAGCAAGAGGGGTCCGCTCAAGAGTATAAGACATGATGTTTGTAGGCGTTCTAACAAACGGAATAATAACCTTAAATAGACCACCAACAGGGCCGCTAGCATTCCTTAAAAGCTCGCCACCCCTTCCAACAGTAGCAACACTTTGTAGTTTTAGATCACTCAAGTTATTAGTAAACGTCCCGTATCTAGATGCATCTATAGCCGCAAGCTTTATATTCTCCGGCGGGTTCTTAATGATCTCTTGATAACGCGCAGTAGCAGCCGCACCCTCTAAACCCTCTTGATGCATTTGCCGAAATGCTTGAGCGTTCAATTCCATGCGATAACCCGCGGCTTTGAAAAACTCATCAGAGGTAGTAAGCAACCTGCCGGGAATTCGTACCGTCTCACCAATATAGTCAAATGCCCGACCCATTACGCCAGATTGATTTAACTGGTCTCCAGTAATTGCTCTATGGTTTTCCATCTCCATCTTTTGCATTACGTCTGTTGGCTCACCTGTCTTTAAAGCTTGCCAAGCAAGACGCATACCGTCTATAGACCCCTGAGCCATTCCAGTAGCTAGAGCGTTAGCCTCACCAAAAGTAACCTCGCCACCTCCTTTACCGATAAGTCTGGGGGTTTGACTAATAGCGGCGGCCACATATCGCTCACCAACAGCGAAACCAATAGTTAACGAATTGCCTTGGAAATTAACAATGTGAGTGCCCGGACTTGAAAGCAAGCCATTAATCCAAACCTCATAAGCTATATCGAATTTGGTTGCGTCGTGATTGTTTTTGACAAAAGAACCAACTTTTGCTGAATCATCCAGCTCCGACAGCATTTTTGCTAGATCACGGTTTACCTTATCACCACCATTTGCATTCAACATATCCTTAATGGCTTTCTCTTGTAGGCGTGAACTTTCAGCAATAACCTTAAATTGCTGCAACGCTCTACCTGCCTCAGCCGTCATACCAGAGACTTGTGCTTGGATGGCTCTATGCTGAGTCATTGCTCTACGCATCATCGCCAAATCTAATTCTGTGCCGTCAACACCGTTAGCTTTCTTGGCTAAACGCACTAAGTTTTCAGCAGACGCTACCAATATCTTCCTAGACGCTAAGATCTGCTCCGCATTAAACGCTGCACCCTTGGGCCTAGACAACAAGTCATCTACCGTCATGCCAAGATCACCAGCCAGTTTGGGCAGGTCTACATTAAAAACCTTTTGCCGTCTTGCTTCGTTAATGAACGACGCATCATTTTCTGCAACACGGGTAATTAACGCATCTACTTCTTCGGTGGAGTTTAAGTTATTAAGATTGATGTTTTGTGCAGCTTCATCTGGAACATCACCTCTTCCAGACTTAAATTCAGGGAAAACAAACCCAACATTTTCTTCCGCTGCCAAGTCTTCAAACGGTATAAACTCTGCTTCTGGCTCTCCTAGCTGCGCCCTAAGTTTAACCATCCCCTCGCTTTCAACACCAGATCCATCTAATAGTTTGGCATCATCAATCGTTTCGTTGATTAGCTCGCTTGGGGTTACACCGGCATCTTCCGCTATGCCGTTGATTGTATCTCTAGATTTAATTAGGCGAACCGCTCTAATAAACCCCTCTGCAACGCCACCTATAGCCAAACCTTCCAGAGCGTTCTTGAACCTGCCAAGAGCGTCAGAATCATTTGGATCGCTTGCCATAAACTCAGTAATCGGGTTCTGCAACTCAGGGTATTGGTTTGCCAAGTCAGCTAATCGTGGACCTTGCGGGTCAAAAACCGTAGCGTCTGCAACGCCACTAGCAATC